CGTCCATCAACGTGGGCAACAGCCCGTTGCGCGCCGAACTGTTCCTGTCGCCGGGCAGCATTGGTTACTCTGGCGTTCTCGGCAACGCGGGCGTCAGGGCTGACCAGACCGGAGGCAACACCATCGCCCTGTTCTCCAGCAACGCTCGGGGCATTTTCTTCCACGACTACGCGCAGGTGTCCATCACCTCTCACGCCACGCTGCAAATCAACAGTTTCTCCGTGGACGCGGAGGTCTGGTACGACCACGACGCCGACGAGATGCAGAAGTCTCTCGGACTTGGCACCGTGGTCGTGTCCACCGCATAGGAGGGAACGTGGCTGATGTTCTGAAGCAGACGCTCTACTGGAACGCCAACCCCACCGAGACCATCGACTCTGATGCGTCTGGGTTCGGCACGTTCTTCCCGAGCATCACGGCGGCGCAGTCGCATGACGCCAACGACGCGACGCTCGCTTCGCTCAACGCGCCCGATGATGGCGGGTCGCTTGTCAACGGAGACATGGCCGCGCGGCTCACCGCCGCCCTCCAGACGGCCACGGCGTCGGGTGGAATCTCGTTCATCCGCGTGAAGTACCGTGGCAAAGTGCTGGGAGGGACCAGCGCCGCCGGGAGTCTCCAGCCGTGCATCAACGGCACCGCGCGAGGTTCGAACAGTTCGCTGTCGGGAACCATGTCCGACTACTCGCAGGACTTCTCCACGGACCCCGCTGACGGGCTGGCGTGGACTACCACGAAGTTGAACGCGCAGACGTTCGGGCTTTCCATGGCCGCGCAGTCGAGCGACCCCACTTTCTCCACCACCGCACAGGCTCAGGTGGCTGAGTTCTCGGTGGAAGTCTGGGGCCCGGACGCGGTGACTCTCGCGCCCGCTAGCGTGGCCGTGGTCAGCGCGTTCACCGCCGCCGCCGTGGTGGCCGGTCTGGTCAGCCTTTCCTGCACGTCTGTGAGCCCGGTTGCGAGCGTGAGCGCGCCTACCGTGCAGGTCGGGGCCGTGTCGGTGACGCCCGCCGCAGTCGAGGTCGCTTTGGAGCAGACGGGCTTCCCGAGCGAGGTTCTGTCGAACGAGTATGGGGACAGCACGCTCTACATCCCCAAGGCCACGTTCGTGGACCTCGTGCAGACACCCACGACCATCCGCTCGTTCAAGTCCACCCTCGGGGACCAGACAACCGCCACCAAGGAGACATTCAACTCCACCGGAAGCGGCACACGGCTTGAGCCTCTGTACGGGGCCGGGTCGCAGGGGTTGGTCGGCAGTTCCGGCGCGGGCAACGGCATCAACGGCATCGACGCCATCAGCGGAATCAAGCTGTTCGCGCTGGTCCGCGTGTCCAAGAGCGCGGCCAGCAGCATCACCAACATCAGGTTCGGCACCACGATGGGGACCAAGGCGCTTCTGGTGCAGCCGACCATCTGGGACTACGACGCGGGGCTCACCGACGCCATGTGGCAGGTGGTCGAAACCGACCTCATCACCACGGGGCAGTTCGGCCAGCCCTTCACGTGGGGCAACGGAGTCGATAGCATCTGGGCGTCCATGTTTGGATGGACGTTCAACCACACGTACTCCAACACGGCGGGGAACCACACTCAGGTCGAGGTGGCCGAGGCGTGGGTCGAGGTGCAGTCCCCCATCGGCGTCAGACCGGCCGAGGTGCTTTTGTACCAGCGGTTCACCCCATCCACGCAGCTTCAGAACTTCCAGACCAACATCAACGAGTGAGGTCCTGATGGCCGCAACGGAAGTCGTCGTCGGTTCGACCCGCAAGACGCTCACCGTGGTGATTCTGGACGGGAACAACGTCCCGCTCGACATCAGCGGCGGGTCGGTGCGCCTTCAGGGCACCTCCGAGGACCTGCCCGGCATCAACATCGACCAGCCCGGCACCATCACGGACCCGGTGAACGGCGTCTGCAAGTGGTCGTCAATCGGAACGCTCATCACCGCTGACAACCTCGGCAGTCTGGACTTCGCGCGGTACAAGCTGCGCGTCAAGCTCACCACGGCCACGTCGCTCATCGACTACGGCGCGGTCATCGAACTGACCTTCTACCCGACGCCCATCTGATGAACACGCAGTTCACGCTCACCGTCGATACGCGCCCTCTACTGGTCCAGCTTGGAATCCTCAAGGACCAGCAGATTCGCTATGCGATGGTGAACGCCCTGAACAGCACGGCGAAGCTGATTCAAGAGAAGGTTCGCTCCCGGGTGCGCCGCGAGATGCACCTGAGAAGCAAGGGAAACTTCATCCTCCGGCAGGCCGCCATCATCAAGTTCGCGTCGTTCAAAGATGCGCGCTACGAGGCGGTCGTGAGCGTCGGCAACAAGGCCAGACTGCTCCTGCCGGTCATGGAGGACGGCGGCGAGCGTGACCCGCGTACCGGCAAGCGCGCCATCGCCGTCCCGGTGACGGGAGGGGCTCGGCCAACCATCGGCTCGGACGTGCCCGCCAACCTGCTCATCAAGAACCTTCCGGACAATCGGAAGCGTTCCCGCAGGAAGGGTCAGGCCGCGCCGTCCACGACCGTCTACCGCGTTCCGGGCGTAGGCCTGTTCAAACGCAGCGGCGGTCGGAGCAAGATGCTCTACTCGTTCAAGAAGCGGGTGCCTGTACCGAAGCAACTAGGGTTCTACGACACCGCCAACAAGGTCGCGTCGGGCAGCGCGGGCCTGTTCTTCGCGTCGGAGATGGCGAAGGCCGTGGCTCATGCAGCCGGGCGCGGTCCTGCCGTGAAGCCGAAGCCGACGCCACCGGAGGTGTGATGGGAGTGCTTCCCTATTCGGAGGTCGTTCGCATGTTCGGCGACCCCACCCTGTTCATGGACGAACACGGCGACCCCCGGCCGGAGTGGGAGCTTCGCCTGACCAGCGTTCCGCTGCCGCGCCCAATCCCGTATTTGGACGGCGTTCGTTCGGTGAAGGCGGTCAGGTGCCACAGCCTCATCGCGCCGTTCTTGGAGGCCGCGTTCTTCACGCTGCACCGGGCGAACCAGTGGGAGCTTCTGAAGGACTGCGGCGGATGCTACAACTGGCGGCTGTCACGGCAGTCCAACGTGCTGTCCCGCCATTCATGGGGAATCGCCATCGACTTGAACGTGGCCGACAACCCGTTCAAAGGCACCCCGAAGATGGACCCGCGTATCGTAAGGGCGTTCACCAACGAGGGGTTCACGTGGGGTGGGGCGTGGAAGCAAAGGCGCGACGGAATGCACTTTGAGTTCATCGACATCGACCGACTGGAGGCTCCGCGTGGTGTTCGATGAAATGGACAAGTGGGTGGCTCGCATCAAGCTCTACGCGGGCACCATTGTCGTCGTTGGCGCGCTCGTGGCCGGTCTCAGCGCGGTCATGGTATCGTCCATCACGGCCAAGGTGTCTGCCGAGCAGCAGCAGACCCGCGAAACGCTCCAGTCGTTCATCAAAACGCAGCGAGACATTGCGGGGCGGGACTCGGTGAGGTTCGAAAGGGTTATGGCAGTGGTGGAACTCGCAGTGGTCGCCATTGTCGAGCCCATCGGAAGTGATGAGCAGGTCGGCGCGGTTGCGGAGCTACGCCGAAGACGACATGTGACTCCGCTAACGGAGGACCGATGAAGAACTACAAGACGTTTCTGGTGTTCTGCCTGATGTTCGTGGTGTCTGCCGTGGGCGCGACGTTGAGCCCGGCCTACGCCTTCACCGTCCCCACGGCAGGGCGCGTGCTGGAGCTTTTCAACCTGAACTGGCTCATCATCGCTGCGCTGTGGAGCGTGTTCATCAAGTACGTCGTGCCCGCTTCTGTGGTGCCGAACGTACTCATCCCGTACCTGAACGTCGCCATCGTCGTGTTCGGCAAGCTGGCGACACTCGGCACGGCCAGTGCTGCCACCGGAGTGGTGGCAGCCGTGCCCGACGCTCTGGGCGTCCTCGTCAGCGGATTCACCAACGCCGTCTGGGCCCGTCAGTGGTACGAGGCGTTCGGTCGCCCGCTGCTGGAGGGGTGGCTCAAGCTCAAGAAGGCGTAGCGCGAATCTGCGCTTGAACAAGCGCCAGCGGCGGGGTAACATTCCCGCCGTTGGCGCTTGACCGCTTTGGTGGAAAAGGAGGTCCGCATGAAGCGAGCCGCCGGTCGCTGGAGAACCACCTTCGGGTCGTGGGTAGGCAGCGTGGGCGTGACGCGCGTGGTGATTGACCTGCGCGCATCGGGGCACCCCGTTACGCCCGGAGCGGTCTACCATTGGGTCGCTGGCCGCGCCATCCCCACGCTCCCGCTTGCTGGCGCGCTGGTCAGGTTGAGCGAAGGGCGGGTGTCGCTTGACGACATCTTGCAGCACCGAAGGGAGGCCGTCGATGCAGGGAGTGGAGGTCGGGACCATCGGTAACGCCCTGTGGCTGGAGGAACGCCGCCGGGGCATCGGGGGGAGTGACGTTGCGGGCATCTTGGGCCTGTCGCCGTGGGACTCACCCTACGACGTGTGGCTCAAGAAGGTCGGCCGGGCCCCACGGACACCCGAGAATGAATACATGTGGTGGGGCACCCAGATGGAAGCCCTCATCGCCCGCCGCTACACGGACAAGACCGGCATCGAGTTGTGGAACCCGAAGCGGTTCTTGACCCACCCTGACCACCCGGTACTCATCGGCAGCCCCGACAGGCTTGCGATGGGCATCCCGGTGGGCGTCGAAATCAAGACGGCCAGCGCCTTCTCCGCGTCTGAGTGGGGCGCTGAAGGCACGGACGAAATCCCCGTCAACTACCTGCTCCAGTGCGTGCATTACCTCGCGCTGACTCAGTTTCCCCGGTGGGACGTGGCCGTGCTGATTGGCGGCAACGACTTCCGCATCTACACCGTGAGGCGTGACGCCAAGTTCGAAGCGTCTTTGATTGAGCAGTTGCTTGAGTGGTGGGAGTACCACGTGGTCGGCAAGGTCGCACCGCCCATCACGGGGCACAAGGGCACCACGCAGAACATGGACAGGATGTATAGGAACGGCGGACACCCCCCGCTTCTGAGCGCGAACGGAGTCGCTAATGAGTGGGCTGACAGGCTGTGGCGAGCGCGCCTGCAACGGAAGGCCGCCGAGGAAGCCGAAGCCGAGGCCGTGAACAACCTTAAGGACCTAATCGGTGACGCTCAGGGCATGGAGGGCCCTGACTGGCGTGTGACGTGGAAACCGACGAAGGGTAGGACCACGACTGACTATCGGGCCGTGGTGCAGCACATTGCCGACGCTCTCGGCATGGACGCGGACACGTTGGCCGAGTACGTGAAGGCATGTACCTCGACCGGCGAGGGTTCAAGGCAGTTCCGATTCACATCCGACAGGGAGGGAGTGCATGACTGACGATGATGGAGTGGTGAGCGTGGCGAGCAGCATGTCGGTTCGGGAGCGCACCGAAATCGACGTGCAGATTGCCACCGCGAAGCAGTTCCCCCGCAGCTACGCCGAGTTCCACAACGCCGTGAAGGCTATGGTGACGCGGAACGAGGCCGTGGCCGATGACTGCATCTACGCGGTCCCGCGCGGACGTGACACCATCGAGGGCCCGAGCGCACGCTTCGCGGAGATTCTGTACGCGATGTACGGCAACTGCCGCGTGAGTTCTCGCGTGGTCTCAGTGAACACGGACACGGTGGTGGCGCAGGGCGTGTTCCACGACCTTGAGCGCAATGTCGCCGTGAGCCGAGAGGTGAGCAGGCGCATCGTGGACCGCGACGGACGCCGGTACAACGCTGACATGATTCAGATGACCGGCAACGCGGCGGCCAGCATCGCGGCTCGCAATGCCGTGCTGGCGGGCATCCCCCGGGCCGTCTGGGAGGAATACTTCAAGATGGCCGTCAACGTGGTCTCCGGCGGCAACGAGCAGACGCTCGTGAAGAAGCGCGCGGCGGCTATGGAGACCGTGCTGAAGTTCGGCATCACTCATGAGCGGCTGTTCGCCCGGCTGGAAATCAAGGGCCCCGAGGAGATGATGCCCGAGCATCTGCTGAGGCTGCGCGGACTGCTCAACGCCATCCGCGACGGTGACACCACGGTGGACAAGGCGTTCCCGGAGGTGGGCTCTACTGCGAAGCCGGTCGAGGAGGAGCAGCAGGGTCAAGGCATGGCCGGTCTCAAGGAAACCCTTCGGAAGCAGTCCGACTGCGGCTCTGCGGCTGTCATCGCGGTGGGAGGGGCGGCAGGCGCAAGCGCACGCCCGTGGATGGGCAGATGGACCTGTTTGAGGCCGCTGAAGGTGCCCGAGGATACGACGAAGCCTGAGAAGGCCGATGCGCCGTCCGAGCCGAAGCCGACCTACGAAGCCCCCGCTCGACAGATGTGCGCGCATACGGCGTGCATGAAGGAGTCGCGTGAGGGCTCTCTGTTCTGCGAGGACCACGGGCCCGCCCCGGCCGAGAAGCCGAAGCGGAAGCGGAAGGACGACGTGCCCGCCGCTCAGGACTGATGACCACGGGGGCCGGTTGTGACCTTGCAAGCAAGGTCTAGACGCACCCCACACGAAGCGGGTATGCTATCGGCCAGCCCGCTGACACGGGCAAGGGAGGGAACATGGAAGTGCCATTCAGCAACAACCAGACGAGCAGGGAAGCCGCTGTGGAGTTGAGGCGCAGCGGGAAAGCCATGACCCAGATGCAGCGAGTCCTGCTGTTCATCGAGGGCGCTGGCGAACGAGGCTGCACGAGCAGCGAGGTGGAGGCCGGTACACGGCTCCCAGCCCGGCAGG